AGCTTGACGATGTTCTTGATCTGACCACGGTTGAAGCCGGCTGGTGAGAACCAAGCATCCCTTGTAGTCTCAGTGCGTACGCAGAGTCCCGCGATGTCACCGTTGAGAGGGATGTAGCGATACACGTCGTTGTAGCGGTCGTACATCTGCTTGTAGCCGGTATCCATCACTGCGTAAGACGATGACCTGTTCATTCCATTACGAAATGCAAGGATCGCGTCGCGCTCGTATCCGACGTTGTTGACTACGTCAGTGTACTGTGGCGAGAAGAATACCATGCAGTCTTTTCTCTGCTCGGCGATGTTGTCGATGAGCCAGTTGACTAGGGTATAGCCATTTGACTTACCTGTAAGGATCATCGCTACGTCGAGGTCTTCTGCAGAGGTATACTTGTTGTATGCACGAGTTAGGTCGCCGATAGCAGCAGAAGACTCAGGCTGACCGTCTGCACCCTGTACGAATGAGATCGTGTAAGGTGCGATAGAAGATGAGATGCTTGCGATAGTCTGAGAGTTTGCCGATGTAGCCTGACCGTCGTTTGCGTACCATACGTACTGAGACGTGTTGTTTAGGACAGTCTTGTAGTAGAGGGTACCGCCGTCAGACGTCTTAGCGTCAGTAGCGCGTGAGAGGTGAGCAAAGCGCTCAAGGACCGTTCCAGGAACGCCTGTGAAGTCGCCGTTCTCGTCTACGACTACTACGTGTACTTCGTCCTGTGCAGCAGTGTTACCGAACTGAGCTACGTAGCTTGACTGGGTAGGTGCGGTGTCGACAACGTTGAAGTATTCCCACTTACGACTGACCGAGTTTGCGGTGTAGGCAGTAGATAGGCGATACGTGTCATAGAAGTTGATGGTGAACGAAGCAGGGTTGCTTGCAGATCCAGGATACGACGTGTTGCTTAGAGACGCGATCTTGAGGTTCTGTGTACCGATCAGGTTGTTACCTGCGGTGATGTAGTCGCCGAGGGTGAGCCTTGACTTGATGAAGTCAGAGATCGAGTTGGTGACGCCCTGTGTACCGTCAGACGACTGGATGATTACGTTTGCTGTATTTGAGTTCAGCGAGAAAACGATAGAGCATACAGTCGAGTTACCGGTCGTGCCACCAGTTCCACCGGTCGAGTTCGAGGTAAGCGAGATCGTGTTGCTGAATGAGCTGTTGCTTAGGCACATCGAGAGCTTAAGCGAGTTACCCATCGCGCCAGGAAACTTAGCGACGAAGTTTACGTCGCCAGGAAAGCTTGCCTTGGTTAGATAGTCGTCGCTGTTCTTCACCACCGAAAGAAGGAGGTTAGCCGAGCTCGAGTTGACAGCGAGAGTGTTCGCTAGTCCGAGCGCGTTGTATGCAGCGTTGTTGTTTGCGGTATTGGCGTCGGTCGTGTTAGCAGCACGGGTCACGTAGAGGATGTTACCGTATCCGAGGAAGCTTGATGCAGTGAACCAAGTCTCGGCGGTATTTGAATTAGGCTTACCAAAGCGAGCTGCTAGGGTTGCCTCTGTGTCTACGAGAACGCGCTGTTCGACCGGACCCCAGCGAAAAATGCCAGCGATGGCGCCTTGAGTCGTTGCTACTGCAGGGACGATCGTAGTTAGATCGACCTCAGTAACGTTTACTCCTGGACTGACTTGGAATCCCATGTTTGTCTCCTTTCATGACTCCGAAAGATCTTATGGCGAGAAGCTTTGATGTATTTATCGGTTTCTGGTTCTTATCTGAGGAGCCAATTACCCTCTTCACCGTCGATGACTTCTCTGGAGTCTATCTCTTCAGAGCCAAAGTCCATGAATCCAAAAGGCATCAGCTCACTTAAGAGGTCTTCGTCAGACTTTTCTCTAAGCTTCATCAGTGTATTTATGTTTGTAAAGTCCTTAAAGTAGTTCTGGTCGGACATCCATCCGAACAGGACCAGCGGCATGACCAAGTCGTCGTGACAGCCTGCCTCGGCCTCATAGGACTGCGCCTTCCTAGAGAAGGTCGACAGCTCGTTGATGGTGTTGAAGTCGTTGATGACGAGCTGGTTCTGCTCTATCAGCATCTTGAGCATTGAGCATCCGATAGCTTTGACCGACTTTGTGGTCCTGACTCCTCGGTCGGCGTTGCCTCCGCCGAAGCCGGTAGTGATCCTCTTTCCAGACCTACCGAAGCTCTCTGTATAGAGCAGGTTGTCGTACTCAAAGTCGTACTGGAGAGAGGTAGATACCTGCTCACCGATGTCGTTGATCTCGACTAGGACGCCTGCGGAGTTGTAGATCTTGCCTACCCTGTTTACGACGTCGGCGTAGTCCATAGGTGTAATAGTGTTGCTTCTGTAGGTGCAGACCTGCTCATAGGGCATTCCCGTGATGTCGATCACCTGGAACGCAGAGTAGTCTAGTCCCTTGCCCCTTGAGACGTCGACTACTAGTACGTAGTTTCTGCCTCGCTCGGGTCTCTTGTACTGGTACAGACCCTCATGGTATGCTACGGGCTGCTGGTATACAAGCTCTTTGAGCTTCCATCCGTCGATGAGCGTACCAGACGATCCAAGGAACTCGACACAGTATTCCTGTGCGAACTTCTCGGTGTCGTTGTTCATCGCGGCGAGGGTGTTCTTCATCCAGTCTTCGTCGCGACCAGGAACGTCCTGCCACACGACCTTGATCGGGTTGTACCCGTTCCTGCCCTCCTCGGCTCCGACCCAAGTCTTGTAGAAGTGGTTCAGCCCGTTCGGAGTAGACACGAGAACGATCTTAGTCGTCTGACCAGAAGACACGGTCGGGAAGACCGAGGTGAAGAACTCATCCCAGTTGTCGATGAAGGCTGCCTCGTCGATGAACAGCATGTTGATGGAGTAACCACGGATAGAGTCGGCGGAGGTGGCTCCTGCGATGACTCGCGAGTTGTTCTCGAGCTCGAACGATCCCTTGTTCCACTCCACGACGCCCTGCTGGAGCCACTTAGGAAGGTGCTGGTAGGCCAGCTGGATCCTGCCTAGGATCTCTCGGGCAGTATCGCCCTTGTTGGCCAGTAGGGCTACGGTCTTCTCTGCATGGAAGATGATGTACCACAGGATGAACGCGCAGGTAGTCGTCGACTTGCCGGCCTGACGAGCCGTACCGATTACCGTGTATCGGTTGTCGGCCATCGACTTTAGCATTTCTTTTTGATAAGGATACAGCTTGAAGCTTATGAGACCCTTGTCGACGTTGATGATCTTCATGTACTTCTCGGTGAAGTACACTACGTCCTGTGAGCACTTCATGTACTCGCTGACTAGGTCTGGAGTCCAGTCGACGGCGATGCCCGAGCGCTTGATGTTCGGGTTACCGTTGTACCCCTTGAAAGTGGTTATGTTACTCTGTTCTACCATTCTTTAAGTTCTCAATCACTTTTTGAAGCTCGGCAGTCGAGCCGACAAACAGGTTATTGTTTATGGTCTTGGCTGCGGCGTTCATAGGAGTGTCCGCGCCGCTTAGGTCCCTGATCTTCTTCTGGATGTCGAGCAGGTCCTTGTTGGCGTCTACGATGGTCTTCATCAGAGTAGAGTAGACCTCGTATGCCCTAGGGTTCTGGGACTGGTCGGCGATCTGACCGAGCTGGTCCAGCGCGTCTACGCCGCCCTCGATTACCTTGTAGATGTTTGCTCGAGCCGTCTCAAAGTCGTCCCTAGCGCTGTCGCTGTGGGCCTTGGCGATTATCTCAGAGACCTGATTTGAAGTAGACATTGGAACCATACCAAATGCATCTGCTATCGGGTCTTTCTTCTCATCGCTCATGTTTCCTCCGTCACGCTGATGACGTATCCAAAGTCGTCGGTCGCTAAGATCGTGTGAGGATCGACAGAGTTGGCGGCGTTAGAGGTAGGCTCACCGTTGGCAGTCAGTCCAGGCTGTGTCTGGATAAAGACCTGACTGACCACGTTTCCTACCGCGTCTGCTATATTTACAGTGTTCGCGATGTAGAAGTTCGTGTTAGCGAACTTGATAGTCTTGTGCTGCTTGACAGGACCGTAGATGTAGCCCTTCATCGTGAAGTCGAGGGTCCAAGTCAGAGTCCTCCTCTGCTTGAAGTCTCCGTCGTACACGTCGTTGAGGGTGACGTTGTTCAGGATCACTGGGATGTCGACGATCACGTTCATCTCAGGGATGAGCTTGACGGTACTTGTCCAGTCAGGAGTAAAGAACGGAAGGATCTGCTCGATTATCTTAGATCCATCCTCAGCGTTCTTTACTAGGATAGTCAGCTCGAAGTCGAAGTTGTAGGCTACCGGATTGTACTGGTAGTTTACTGAGTCGGCGGTCGTGCTGTTTGCGGTGACACGAGTGTTGATGGTAGGTAGCTTCCTGTTTCCGTCGTAGCTCAGTCTCTTGAGCTCGAAGGTCATAGTTGGAAGCGTGATGGCGGTCGGACGACTGATGTCGGGGTCTGCCTCTACGCGCGCGATCATCTTGTCGCGTGGACCGTACGTCAGCGGGACCCTGAGGATGGCGGTCTCGTCGCCGGTCGTGCTGTTGGTCCTGATGATGTAGATGTCGTTGAAGAGCGTGCCGAAGAGCACGACGTACTTCTTGATGCTGCTGAAGTAGAATGACTGTCCAAAAATCTTACACCTCCTGGGACTTTTTAGTCCATCCAATTAAGTATGTGTACATATCAGAAGGTTCCTGTCTCAGAGAATGGATCGTGTTCGGAGAAGTCGATGAACTTGTCAGACTCAGTCTGGATCTCGTCGTTCTCTGCGAGAGGGTCGATGACTGCTGGGTTGAACGACTCGACGACTAGGTAGTCGAGGTCCTCGGTAGCGAGGGCGACTCCATCTTGATCGAGGATCTCATAGTCAAAGATGTTCTCGCTGTACTTGACCTGAATGCTGTCGATCTCAGAGATGCCTGTATTGAACACCTCACCTGAGTACTCAAAGAGCTCACACGTAAGCTCCCAAGTCTGGAGTCCACCGAGCTGGTAGAACATCTCGAACTTGTTGACGTACTTGATCTGGAAGCACTTGCTGTTCAGTGGGAAGTATATGAGGTCGCCTTCGTTAGGCCTGATCTGTGCAGTGAGGGATCCGACCTCCTCGTTGAACACTCGTCTGGCGACCGAGAACACCACTTGGTCTCTGATCTCAAGACCGAACTTCGACATGAAGTTGCCGTCGCCGCCGAAGCCGTCGACCGACTTGATGTACATCTCGATCAAGACTGCCTTGTCGTAGCTCGACGAGTCGTCGGCGCCGTAGATCTTGTCTAGGTTACCTAGGGTCCTCGGAAGGTAGTATACGTCTTCTCCGTAAAAACGAATTGCTTCAATAATCAAATTCTCAATGAGAAGCTGTTCCTGAGACGACTTAAAGTTGTTTACGTAGAAGTTAGTTGCCACGTTTTAACTCCCAGTAACGTTTTCTGGCTTCTGACATTTTAAGTGGTACCGTCAGTATATCATATCGGAAACAGGGATGCTGTAGCTCTCGATCATCTCTTTCTCAAGCGCTGCCCTCTCCTCGATTGCTTCGTCGTAGATCTTCTGACCGTTGAAGGTCATGCCGCCAGGAAGCTGCATGCCCTGATACTTCTTAATGTTCTCGCCCCACTGCTGCTTTATGAGGCAGGTAGCGTAGCGAGCGAGCCAGCGGTCGCCCCAGGTCTTGGTGTAGACGTCAGGATCGATTACCTGATAGCACTCGACGACTAGGTAGTTGCCGACGGCGAGCTTGGTCCAGTCCATATCGATGTAGAGCTTGTTGACGTGGCGGTTGTAGCGGATGGGCTGCTTGCCGACTAGGATCTGCTCGAGGAACTGGACGTGGGTGAGGGCCATGACATAGGGCACCATCGACACCGACGTGAGCGTGTAGAGGTCGTTGAGGGCGATCTGGTAGCGGATGTTGAACAGGTTGTTCGTGTTCATGGCGTCGCCGACGTCGAAGATGTTCACGGCTCCGATGATGTTGTCGGGAAGCTGGATGTACCCGTTGTCCATGTCCTGTTCGGTGATCGGGTACTTGTAGTACGTCTTGTCGGTACCGTCGAAGTGGTAGTCGGCAAAGTACAGAAGCGCCTCGTCGATGCGGTCGTCTACTTGGTCGTCGTCGACGTTGATCTCGATGACGGGCTTACCTAGCTTGCGCAGGCAGTACTCCTTGAACGTAGCGCGACTGTTAGCTATTGCCATTGGTGACTCCTATTTTAGCTATTTATAGTCATATAGATACATTATCAACCATGGAGAGCTACGATGAAGATTGAACTAAACATACTTGCTAGAATCGATTCTAACCCAGCACAGATGATCAGCACGATAGTAGTGGAGACTCGAGAAGGGGCTCCTCTGAATGAAGGACAACTGAACATGATCTTAGAACGAGCAAAGGCTGAGCTTCTTGAGAAGATCAATCAATTAAACGAAGTTGAACATTAAGAACTGCGATGTGACGCTTGGGATTATCGCAGCATAGGTGATTGCGATAAATCCAGGAGCTCCCGCGCCAGCTGCATATGCCGAAGATGTAGATCCACCGCCCCCACCACCAAAGTAA